AAGATGCCTTGGTAATAGTTTGTTGAGGTAAATAATGCTCCAACGCCCCAATCAACCCCTGTGTTATCGCGAGCTTTAACAATAATTAACTCAGGCACCACGCCCAAGTTGTGGCTGAATGTCGTGGCAGAACCCGTCCCCGTATAGCACACCACATCAAAGAAGCCGGGGGCGCGATCAAACAAATAGTTGATGTAGGTGTTTCCACTAGCGTTTGTGATTGTGGATGTCGTGCCGACTTTGACACCATCCATGACATCCCAAGGATTGGCTTGCAGAATCGTTGTCCCCGCCGCCACTTCTGCGGCGGTAGACGATGTTACAAGATAGCCCGTGCCCGTGAGCCGTGAAGCAAATAAGTCACCGACAGCCGACCCACGATTTTTAATCAACACAGCATCTGAAACACCAGCCGATCCAGTGACTGTGGCATTTGCGCCAGTACCAGTTCTAGCATTCAACCCAAACACACTCGTCCCCGTCGTCGGAGTCCTCATCGGGCCGCGACGGATGGCGATGTAAACCCAAGTTGTCGAAATACCGTAGTTACTGACGTTAAAGCCTGTGGCTGTTGGGTCTATGTAATTTGAGCTAGTTGCTTCTGCAGAAGATGTGTTTGCGTTGAGAAACGGGTCATTTCCTCCAACTGGTATTCCTCGCATGTTGTCAAACATGTCCCAGCCGGACGTTGCAGACGTTGCCTTCAAAATTAACCATTGAGGCTCATACCCAAGCGTTACCGTGGCGTTTTGACTGCTATTAGTAGTAAATGACCCACACGAAATCACATTGTCCGAGCCAGACGCGCCGAAGCCGCCTGCATCGTGGGCGAATAAGTAGGCGACGTAGGTGCCGCCAGAATCGTTAACCGTTGTGTCAGTACCAAGACTGAACTCGGTGCTGGTCGGTGTGGTGTTGTTCCAGCGGGTAGAGCTTGTGACTTCAGCAGCGGTGGTGTTCAGTACCAAATACTTTGTGTTGCCAACGCTGCGGTGGTAAACCTGCCAAGCACTAGTGGTGTCCGTGCGTTTGACGATGATGCACCCCGGCACTGAGCCAAGGTTGTGAGCAATGGTGCGGTTGCTGCCATTGCCCGTATACGTCACCACATCAAAGAACTTGGGCTGCTCGCGGAAGGTCCAGTTGACGTAGGTATACCCGCTAAAATTCCAATCAGCTTTGGAGCCAAACGTATATCCAGTGCTTGTAAATGCAGTTAGTCCTGTGCTTTCTGTGTTTTGTGCTGCCGTTGAAAATGGTGCAATTTGCTTGGTAGCCCCTCGCACAGTGTCGGTCATGTAGTTGCCCTGAGGATTGCTTCTGCAAGCCACCCAAACCAACCCACCTTTACCTGACAGATCAATTCCGTTGGTGATGGTTTGCGATGTGCCGTTGCCTGTGTACAGCCAAGTGCTGAAGACATCTTCAATGTAGTTGGCTACAGCAACAGCAGACGTAAACCCAAACCCTTGGGCAGAGGCAGCGCCTTTGGTTTCAAGCAACGGCATTATGCAAACCTCGTCTGCGATGCAAACACAGTAAACGCAGCACTACCGGTCTTCACGATGGTGTAGACGTAGGCGTCGATGCTGGAAGCATTACCTGCCGCCCATGCAGTGCCGCCTTGGTACTTCGGGGTAACTGCACTGCCATCCACTTGGACTACGTTGTTGTAGTACGCCGTAGCACCTTGAGTGACAAGAAACGCCACCGTCACGCTCTGCCCCGTGCTCATCGCCGTGTTCAGGCTGGTGCCGCTGCTGGCGCGGAAGTTCACCGTCCAGTTGGCCGAGGCGTTCGTGGTGTAGTACAGCACCGACTGCGTGGTGATGTCGTAGTTGATCGTGCCCGTGGCCGCTGTGGCGCTGATGGTGGCGACTTCGGCTGCGTTGGTCAACGCTGAAGCAAGAACGCTGGTGGAGCCGCTGAAGGTCTGGGTGGCGGTGAAGGTGTTGGCTACGTTTGTGACCGGAATGTTTGCGCCCGCGAGAGTCGTTGCCCCCGTGCCGCCGTTGGCAATTGCCAGCGTCCCCGCAACGCTCACTGCACCACTTGTAGCCGTGCTTGGTGTCAGTCCGGTTGAGCCAAAGCTGATCGTGGTGACGCCCCCTGCTGCTGGCGCAGTAGACTGCCACGTTGTACCGTTGCTGGTCAGGATGTTGCCCGCCGTGCCCGGAGCCACCACTTGGAACGCCGAGGTGCCGTTGCCTAGCAGGACGTTATTTGCCGTGAACGTAGCGGCTCCGGTGCCGCCTGAAGCCACGCCCAACGCTGTACCAAGCGTCAAGGAACCAACGTAATTTAGCGCCTCCAGCACATCTGTACCGTCGCACCGTAGCGCAATCCGAGCGCCGTTTGGGACAGAAATGCCAGAACCAGCCGAGGTCTTCACCGTCTGTGCTGCGCCCGTGCTGTTGGTCACGAAGTACAGCTTGCTGACCGCAGGGACGATGACGTTGTACGAACCGCCTGGAGTTCCCCCAAGCACGAGAAACATGGCCCGCGCTTCATCTGATGCGCCGTTGCTTGAAGTCAGCGTGTAGTTCGCCGCCGTCATCGTGATGCTGGACGTACCAGCAATTGAGGAATCAATCAGGCTCGTCGCCCCGGCGTTGAACACCGTACCCCAGGTATTGCTCAGTTCCCCCGTGGCCGGAAGAACAAGCCTGAGGCTGCTGGTATAGGTTGATGGCATGTCTTACCTCAAGCGAATCGGATCAGCGCCGTGGTGGCAGAAGCAGCCGGAAGCTGCACCGTGAAATTTGGCCCAGCAGTTTTGTCTGAACCAAAATCCAGCACCGCAATTGCACGGTCTGCCTTGGTGGAGTTGTAGATCAAACCCCCACGGGTAACAAAACTAGACCCCGGCCAAGCAGGGTTGTCAAACGTCACATACGCCGTAGTGCCAGAAAGAAGCACTTGGACATTGACAAGAACCACACCGCCTGCGGTGTAGCCTGTGCCTACAACTTCATTAGTTGTGGTGTAAACCGTGGTGTCTGCACCAAGAGAAGCGGCGCTCGTATAGAGCGCCATCTTCAGGACATCGGTATCCAGATCATGGATAGCCAGCCATGACTCCTGTTTGAACGAAGAGCATAGCGTTTGTACCAGAGCCATTTAGACCACCTTCGTTCTGACCTGCCCAGTACGGTATGCGTCTTGTCGGTCTTTGCCTTCGCCCAGGTTCTTCAGCAGAGTCAGCGATTGAACGTACTGCTTGTCCGTCTCAGCAATGATGTCAGGCTCTTGCTTCATGAACCGCGCCGCTTCAACCATGACCGCGTTAAACAACACGCTGTCAAAATTATCACCCAGCCATGTGGTCGTTGCCGTGACGATACTTTCCGGGTAGTAGAAATACGCCAACTCCGCGCTCAAAGCAGCGCTGGGCGTGGGGCCAAGCAAGAACGATTGAACCTTTGGCGTACCCGTCTGCGTGCCGTACAGGGCGTAATACTGCGGCGTCCCAGTGACAGCCACACTCGGGAACGACTCCCGGATGAAATTGACATCCTTGTTCAGCAAGTAACTGAACACACCCGCAACGCTCACACCAAAGGAAAACGAGGACAAAAAGTCCGTCGGCACTACAAGTAGCGGGTTACCGATGGTCAGCGTCAGCGTGGTGTTTTTGCGAAGGTTAGGAAGCTGCACCGAGTTGTAGATGCGCTGCTCTGCCAACTCCGTCATCGTGGCGAAGTCAGCCGCCGAGAAAGTGTTCTCGGTGTAATCCTCAACAGCAGTCTGCAACTCGGAGTAGTTCACGCCATCGGCCCTCTAGCCATCGTGCCCTTGGTGGCAGCGCCGGTCCCACGGATCTTGATCCCGGAGGTCTTGACAGCGGGCGGCTTGCCCATAGCAATGTTCCCCACAACCATGCAGATCTCGTCCTTGAGGGTTTCGATCTCTTGCGGTAGCCCCGACTTAGCGGGGGCCAGCTTCTTGGCTTTCATCATGGTTCACCCCGACTTCTGGTTCATGGCGCGGGACAGATTCTTGCCCAGACGCATGCGGTCCTCAGTGGTGGGACCGCCCTTCTTGAAGGCTTTCCCGCCCTTGGCGAGCTTGGTCATCGGCTTGCCCGGGTGCATCGCACGTTCGTGCTTGTGAACATCTTTCATCATCACTCCTTAGGAAACGGACACGGTAACTGTACCAACATATCCCTGCCCGACCAAACTGTTTGGCGTCAGGGGCGCATCAAAACCACTGGACCCACCTATCGGAGCCCAGCCCCACTCAATCACCCGGCTACCCTCGCCGATAGTCCCGATGGCAGTTTGTCCCGAGGCGTACCAAGTGTTCGTATCTGGGCGGGGATCGCGGATGGCCTGGGGGTCACTGACTGGGTACATCCCGAGTTGCAACTGAGGATGATCTGGGGTCCAACATTGAGGACACGCTTTGATCTGCGTTTGCTTGGTTTTGACTACGAGATTCTTGAGCTTTTTGAGGTCGAAACGAAACCCACAGACATCGCAGAAACCAAATGCCTTTGCGCCGTTTGCAAAGCGATTGCTCATGAGATGAATTGTTGACGAGGTACGAACCGGACAGCGGCCTTCTCGCGGTCCTCGGAACTGGCAAGATCCCAATCCTGATCGTATTGCGCCTTCAACACCTGCATACGCTCTATCGCACCGGGGATCTTCATGGACAGGTAGTAGGCCAGTCCTGACACCAACGCATTGAGGAAACGGAACGGGATGTCTTGTGTGTACGTGCCGCCCGCACCAGCGTCTTGAATCCTGCGAAGCCGCCAGTAGACAAGCGTGTACGTCTGCGAATTGTCAGGCGTGGGCCACACCGTGAACTGCGGAGCAGGGCCTTGGCGGTTGATCCAGATCTGAATCGGCCTTGCAGACTGGAGCTTGTTGGGGATAGACGAGTAGGTGGAGACTGAGATGCGCGTGATTGTCAAGTCCGTCTGCGTGGAGACGTTACCCGCGCCCGTGCGAATCACATGCTCAATCAGATCCACAGTATCGGCGGGCAGCGTGTAGGTATTGGTGCCAGCGGTCAGGACTTGTGTACCCTGCTCAATGGTCCACATGTTTATGCCCTGGTTTGCCCACGCTGCAAAGAGAAGATTTAGGCTACGCCTTGCAGTACGGAGATCGTAGCCCGTGCGCAACTCAGCACCACACCTTTCGAATGCTTCTTCAACGATCTCATTGAGATCGGGGTTAAAAATTGTTACGCCGGAAGTAGTCATGCTTCTTTCCTAAACAACCAACCCTTGGAGCGTCCGTGTTTACGGATTGCTTGGGAGATTGCTTGCAACGTCACACCAAGTTCATCTGCCGCAGCCTTAAGCGTTTCCCATCGCTTTTGCCCGTGTGTCGTATGTTCCCCAACAACAGCAGTTGCCATATGGTTCAATGCGCCTTTTTGACGCGCACCTTGACCATAGAAAGGGTTTTTTGCCCCCGCAATCAAGCCTTTGGCTTTCATCGC